GACATTATTGACGGGATAATTTCTCTAACGTCCACAGCGTATCTAACCTTTGGTGGAAAATAGTTACCACAGAACTCACTTTTTGCAACTGAATTTTTATCAACTTTAATTTCAAATTGAAAATTGTCTAATTTTTCAAAAATGTTTTTTGTTGTTTCTTCTTTTTGCGTGAAATATGGGTTGTAGTTATCCCAAAGATAGTCTTTAGACTTGTTTTGTAGGTATCTAGGTATAATACCCAAAGAACCATATTGCCCATTGTTCATCCCAACAATGTTGTCCATCAATTCTTTTAATTCAAGTGAATTAAGAGAATCCTCATTGAAATCTCTAATATTGAAATATCTCTGACAAATGATATGGTCATTAATGTAAAGAATAAATTCAAATCTTTGTTCTTCAATTTTTTTAGCTGTTTTTTCAGTTTCGGTACTCATTTTTTGTTTTTTTTTTGTTTTGTTAAAAAATTAATTTCTCTCTGTCAATAAGTTTTTTAAATGGTATTAGATATTCTGGATATCTAACCTCACCTATTGATTTATCTAACCCATCTCTTTCCATGTATATAAGAACTTTTTTGATATCTCTACCCGATGAGTCTAAAGTACCATCAATCAATTGTTCTAACTCTCTAATACCATCTTCAGTTAACATCGGTCTTTTAAGGTTGACAAGCATGTCGTTTATCTCATAAACTCTTTTACCTTGTACACCTTCAGTTACCGAATTTATAATGTTATCCAAAACGGCTAGAGGTTTTTGTTTGTTTTTTAATCTTTCTTCTTGTTTTTCTTTTGCAATACTTATAATTTCGTTAATATTTAATTCTCTTTCAGTTAATTCTGGAAACAGTGTTAATAACGTTTTCACCCCTAAACCTTTGATTCCTTTTATAGTATCGCTGTTATCGCCAATCATAGTCTTTATAAGGGCTGCGTTTTCTAATTTATAGCAAAAGTACGAAATAAAATTAGAATTATCAACATAATTTTTTAAGTCCAAGAAATAAATCCTTACATCTTCGCTTATTAGTTGCGCCATATCCCTATCGTTAGTGCAGATAGTGACTTTTTCGTTTTGTTTTTTTGTTAGACAATAATAGGCAATAAAATCATCACCTTCAATAACTTCATGTTTTAATTGTCTTACGTATAACTCATTTAAGTATTCCCAGATAAGCTTACGCTGTTTTATCTCTTCTTCATCTATAGGGTGAGTTCCGTTTTTGTAATCTTTACCTCTACCACTTTTATACGGTTCGTAAATGTCATAACGTAGTTTTCCACTGAAATTACCATCCCAAAAAACATAAACTCTATGGTATAGGTCTTCAGTTAACAATTTACGCAATAGTGTGAGAAATTGGTAAACACCACCTATGTGTTCACCTTTTGAATTATACTCATCTTTGGCACCAGCAAATGCCCTTTTAAAAAGGGCATTGCCATCTACCAGTAGTGTATTTTGAATTTTTTGAACAGTATCACCGTTTCTTGGTGGTCTTTTATTCACATTTTATAAGTTAATAGTTAGTACTAGGTTAAGCGTGCATGTCTTCTCTGCTTAAACCGATTTCTTCTTTTTCTACGACAAAATCATCGTATTCAGTGTCCAAGTGCAATTTGAAAAATTCCTTGTTTTCTTTTGTATACTCAGTTATTTTATCTGGGTTTACATAACCATGTGGTGTTGAACATAACTTACCTTTTTGAACCACGCCATTAACTTGGTTCTTTTCGCATCTGATTCTTGTTTCAACACCAAACTCATATTCGTTACCATTCATTGTTGCTTTTAATTTCTCGGTACTGTGTGTTAAGATACCACCGAAATGGAAAATAAGTCTTGGAGAGTAAAAGAACGCTTCACCACCTTTATGTTTGATAACTTTGTTTTCGTTATCTAACCAAATTTGTTGAACAACAGCAAATGTAGCTGTGTATGGTGAATCTTCACGTCTAGAAGCTGGTATTCTGTAATTGATAAGTGATTTGAAACATGTTGCTAACGCACCAGCTGTCCATTGATTGTTCGTTGTTTTTGAAATAGAACCTTTGAAACAATTTATTGAACCTACTGAATCCCAGTAAAAAGCAACATCTCTTGGTAGTTTACCTTCTTGTTGCGCATCTAACATTGAATGCATGTGGAATGAAATATCCTCTACAACTGGTTCATATCTTAATGGTTTCGTACCCATTTTGCTATGTTGGTGGTCGTAACAAGAGTACATTTTTACTAAATCAGCACCTTGCATAAAAAGGAAATCCCCAACGTAATTAATCTCACCAGTTTCTTCGTTTACTCTTTCCTCGAATTCCACACCAATATTTCTAGCGTGTTCCCAATTCCAGTTACCTTCTGTTTCATAAATAATAGGTAAAATACCTAATTTTTGACAACCAGCAACACCTTCATACATAGCGGTTGATTTACCAGTGTTTGAATAACCTCTAAAACTTGTAAAATATCCAATAGGGATTCCAGGTACCTTAACAGCATCATGAAATGCTTCTGATAATGGAATCCATGCTAAATCTTTTTCTTTAACTTGAAAGTCTAACCCTTGTTCTTTTTTAAAATCTTCTAGGTTAAATTCTTTTTTATCGATTGGTGTCTTTGTCGGTTTTTTAGCCATTTTAATTTGTTTTTCTTAATTGTTATTTTAGAACAAAAAAGAGGCAATTCCTCACCTCTTTTTGTTTAGTTTAAACCTAATTAAAACGGTAGGTCGTCTTCTTCGTCATCAGACTCAACCGATTGTGTAGTAGTTGTTGTTTTTGTTGTTTCAGACGCAGCTTGTACGTTAGATTTAACATTTTCAACTCCCATTGTCAATTCAGCTTCCAAAGTTGAGTTATCGTCAGCTTTCAAAGATTCTTTGTCAACAAATTTTTTCTCTTCTTTATCCCACACTGGAACACCACCTTTAACAATGATTTCCAAGTAGTCATAAGTACGAACAGAATAAACATCTTCCCATGTTCTAGCATCAGCCAACCACTCTTGTGATTTTTCAACATCTTCAGATAATGGTGTAGAATCCAATGCAACAACAGCTGATACAACTGGAATGTTGTTTTGGTTTCTTTGGATTGTGATAGCTAAGTCACGACCAGTTTCTGGGTTAGTAACATCTCTATTTGTTTTAAGAGCCGTCAACACACCGTGGATTTTGTCGAAAATTCCTTCTTTACGGTAGTCATGGTTAAATCTCCAGAACTTAACACCTTCTTCTTCAGCAGCTCTGTCAATTACTTTAACAACATACATTTTACGTGCGTTGTATTTTTTAGCCAATTCTTTGTCTGACTCATTACCAGTAGCCAACAAAGCTTCACGAGCCTCGCAGAATGGGCATGGTTCACCTTTTTCATGTTTTAAACATGCAAATGTTTTCCACTCACCATCAACTTGAACTTTATGTCCGTGAACTTCTACAAACGGAGAACCGTTTTCAGATGGAAGAATTCTGATTTCTTTAGTTGCCGCTTTAACACCTTCTTTAATGTAAGTGTTAAAGTAGTTTTTTAAATCATAAACCTTCTCAGATTTTTTTTCGTACTTAGGAGCGTTGTTCTTCTCGTACTGTGCTAGCATTGCATCCAATGCACTTTTTTCATTACTCATTTTACTTTTTGTTTTATATATTTATGTTATTTATTTACTAACTTTTGATACTACAAATATACTAAAAAACTCTGAAAAGTCAAGTATTTTAGACAACTTTTTTAAAGTATTTTTATTAATTTTAGCCACATAATTTCTACAAATATACTAACAAATTTCTCATGATACAACAAAAAACCAATTTATTTTTCATAAAAATAAAAAAGCCCCATTTCTGAGGCTTTTAGTTATTTGTTAAATTTCTTCTTCTTCGTAATCGTCTGGGTTGACACCAAAACTTCTTTTTACTTCTGGTTCACTATAACCATAATCAACATCATCTTGTGTTAAAACGTATTCTTCTTTTTTGTCTTTATTACCCATAACGTCATAAGCACCTTCTTTGTCGGCCCAATAATCTGTTAATTTTTGACTGTATGGGAAAGAACTTAATGAACGCATTTCTAGTTTCTCAACTGGTGTTGGGTTTCTTTTGATTATTTCTTGTTCTAAACCTTCGATTTTGTTTGTTATGTTGTCCATGCTAGCAACACGTGATTCTAAGTCTGAAAGTTTCTGTAAAAGAACTTCTGTGTTTGCAGTAGCTTTGTCAGCAGCAGCTTTAGCATCTTCTGAACCCTTCACCAACGATGTAACATCGATTTCAACATCATCTGATGTATCTTCTACTGGTTCCTCTACTGGTTCTTCCGCTGGAACTTCACCAGTCGCTGGTTCTTCGTTAGGTATTTCACCAGTTTGTTCGTCATCACCAGTTTCGTCAGTTGCTGGTTGTTCAGCATCGTTAGCTGGTTGTTCAGCATCGTTAGCTGGTTGTTCAGCATCTAAACCTAAGTCGGCAGCGATTGCATCAGTAGCTTCTTCTTCGTCAGCTTCTTCTAGTTCA